AAATTCCATAGACATTGAAGCCGGTATCGCTTTCCTTTCTTGCGGTGATAACATTATGTATTTCGCCACCCAAATATCCAAAGGATTATTAAACTGCGATGGGCTTGTATGGTCAGGCCGTACAACTTATGAAAACTAAAAATCTTACTTTGAAACAGGTGATGGATGGCTGATGAAGGATATTCACCCATGACTAATTACCTTGATTCTTTAAAAAAGAAAATTGCCGGTTTGGAAGCGGAACTTAAAGAGAAGGACTTTTCTATTGAACAGGAGGTTGTTTATAAACTGGAAGAAAGAAAAAAGGTTGAGGCATTAAGCAATGAAGTCAATCAGCTTAAAAAACAGTTGGCTTTTCATCTTGTTTTTAATAAAAACGGCAAGGAAAAAATATTTGAATTAGTGGATGAAGTCCTAAAATTTTATGGAAAAAAAATTGAACAAAAAAAACCTCATTAAAGACAGCGATGATATGTTCTTTGAGCTTATGGGCAACAGTGAAAACATTGGTGATTTTAATAAGATGATGGAAGTGATGCAAAAGAAATACATTATGTCCTTTTCTTTTTTCAATTCCTTTTTACGTCTTTTACATAAGGAAACTAAAAAATATCTTAATGAAAAGGAAAGAAATGATTTAAAACAGCTTTTTGGTATGGAATTTTCGGATCAAAACATATCGGAAATGCTTTTAGGAAAAATAAAATATGATCCGATTAAAAAAAAGTTCTACGAATCTGACAAAAGGGTACGTATTCATTTAACAAAAGAAGGAAAGATAGGAAAGGTATATGAAATCAGCGATCAAAAATAAGGAAAACGGAACAGGAGGAAAAAACATTTATGAAAAATTATTAAATGTTTGGAGCAATGTTGAAAAGGTTATCAAGGGAAAGAAAAATACTGGTATGCCTTTTAATCCTATTCTGCATGACGAAGTTAATAGGGTAACAAGACAGGCATTGATAGATGAAAGGCTGTTAGCCATTCCTAAATACGTTAATCAAAGGACTATAGAAAATTATTTTTATTTAGAATGTAATTTAACTTTGATTAATGTTGATAATCCAAGAGAAAAAATAGAAATTGAAGGGGCTAGTGCATTTGCCAAGATAGACAAATACGCTACCGGTAATGCCATGTCTTACGCTACCAAGTATGCTTATTTAAAAGCATTGGCACTGGAAACAGGCGAAGATAGCGAAGATGGTTTTAACGCCCCAAATGATTTTGTTGTTAATAGAAAAGGTTTGCAGACTAAATTAAACAAAGAGCAAAATACTTTTATGGACAGCGAAAAGTATCAAAAAATGTCTAAGCAAGAACAAGAACAAACTATGGCAAATTTTGATGAACAAAGAAAAGTCATAGACAGCGCACAAGAAGGAGGAAAACATGGCATTGAACTCTAACCAAATTACAGTTTGGAAAGACAAGAACAACATAAAGACCATTGGTACTGGTGCAGTTAAAAACGAAAGCGATCAGTATACTAATTTTTCTTTGTCGGAGGTTTATACCAAAGACGGAAAAATGTTGGGGTTGGGTTTGAATATGCAAGTGGCATTGTATTTTCAAAACGAAGCAGAAAATAAAATTGCTTTGAATACCAATTCTAAGCAGCCCATTAACATTAAGCCGATTGTTGAATTGTTAAAACGGTTTGACAATAAAATTAGTGTTGCTTTTAAGAACGCCGGTGATGAAGAAAAAGGTAAAACGGCAAACTACAATTTAGTTTTTAACGATCCAAAAGAAAGAACTAAAGATGGAAGTTTATCCATTTAATGAAATTGTGATTATATTTTTTCATTTTATCAATGGTTTGGTGGCTGAGATTACGGTTTCAGCCACCACTCCCCTCTTTCGTTGTTGGGAGTATGTGCAGCAGATTACAACCTTAGACTATTTACCTGAAGGACTAAGGTATCAAGGCAAACAAGTTTATGTCTATTATTGTAAAGATTTATATGGAGGTTGGATTCAATGAAACCTGCTTTAACCAAATTCTTTGAAGATTATGGAAACAGAACATTTAAACGAAATGGAAGGGATTGAAGGCAACTTTAGTTATGCCAAGATTATTAAATTATCAAAGGATGAAAGACCTGAGTTTAATTCAGAAAGATATTTAAGAACGGTTAAACTTTTTGGGAAATCCAAAGGGTTCTTCCCTATGAAAACAAGCCGTTCAGGAATTTATAAAAATTATTTTATGAAACAGGAATTTATAAAAATTATTTTATGAAAGATGAAGGAAAATAATGGAAGATAATGTCAGATTTTTAAATCAATTAGATAAACTTTTAAAACAAAAAACTGAAGATTATGGAAGTTTTGACAGAACTTCTTGGGTTATGACTCAATTTTTAGAAAATATTTTAACTGCCCACAATGGGGTAAAGGTTAAAGTATCAATAAAAATATTTGGTATTTTTATGATTATGTTAAAGCTATGGCGTATTTTAGTCAATAAAAGGTATGTAAAAGACAATTCTGATGATGTCGCTGGTTACAATGAATTGTTAAGAAAATTGCTGATAGCGGAGGAAAAGACAAATGTTAAATAAAGTTCCCATGACACCTAAGATGATGCAGGTATTGAAATATTTTAAAAAGTATTATACAAAATACGAAATGTCGCCAACTAGACGAAAAATGCAAGTGGATTTAGGTTATGCTAGTCCTAATTCAATTACAGTGTTGGTGGACAAATTAGTAGAAAGGGGCGACATAATTAAGATAGCCGCCCACAGAGCAAGAAACTTGGAATTGAATGGCAAAAGTAATTAGCACTTGGTTTTATGAGGCTTCCATTGATGCCCAAGAAATGATTGAAGATGATACGGTTGAAAAGGCAACCCAAAAGGCACATCAACAATTAAAGCCTGGCGAAAACGCAAAATATATTACCTCCGATATGCGTTTTCTTAAAAAGCTGGTAACAACGGAGAAAAAAAATGACGATAGAACCAAAGATCATCAGGGATCTGGAACTAAAGGCAAATAAAGTAATAGAGCAAATGTATAAATATAAAAGATTGTTTTATAAAAAAAAGGATGAGCAAAGCCGCATTACTATAAAGATCGCTGATTTAAAGAACAGACAAGAAAATATCTTTACATAAATTTTATTGTGTATTAAAAAGTGTGTTTAAAGGTAAGGATATCTATCGCTTAAATTAAAAATGAAAGGAAAAAAAATGGAAGGGTTCAATATAATAGAAGAAAAAGAATTTTATATTAATCTTGGCAAAGGGTTAAGAAAGTTAAGAAAAACAAAAAAGAAATCACAGACAGAGGTTGCCAAATCTATTGGAGTTACTTTTCAGCAACTTCAAAAATACGAAAAATCTCTAAACCGACCTAAAGAATTTTACTCAAGAAAAATTGTAGAATATTTAGGAATGGATTATGAGCAATTTTTGAAAGAAAACAATGTGTTGATTGTCAAGAACGAAAGTAATGTTCACACCGATTAACAAAAAAATAGAAAATTTGGTTTTTTTAAACGATGACCAAAAATTAAAGAAAGAACGCTTTAGCCAGGTCTGTAGAGCTATGATCCAACATCTTTGGGATGGGTTGTGCGAAATACCCCATTTCAAAGAGGATAAGTACGAAGAAGAAATTGAGGCTTATTGTGGGTTGGAAAATGTTGGAGTACCTACGCATGGCTTTATGGACTTATATGGGCGTTATATTATTGAAACTAAAACCTTATGGCCTAGAAAGGGAAAAGTAAAGCTAGACGGCACTAGATCATGGGCATCTAAGTACCCACCCACTCCTGACAAAATTAGCATAGATCATTTAAGCCAAATTGCCCTTTATTATGCCGCTAAAAAGAAACCGGTTTATTTGGTTTATGCTAGTGATAAAACTCATAAGACTTATCATGCAGGAAATTGCCCACCCCTACAGCCGGAAAATTTAAAAAATATTATCAAACAATTAACCCATAAAGCTCAAGTCATGGAACGATTGCTGGAAATATCAACCGATCCTAAAGAGCTTACCAAATATATTATTCCTGACTTTTCCCATTTCAAATGGCAAAACGAATCGGATAATTCTTTTTTGGAAAGAGCTAAAGCGTTATGGGGTTACAAATAGATATTCTTTCTATTTTCCTTTTCATAATCCTTTTGATAGCAGCGAAAATGTGCCGGTAGCTTGGTAGCAAAGACAATAAAAGAATCATCAGAAAGCACTTCATTTTTACAATGAATACAAGTTCCTACTTTACGACTTTGATTTTTATTTAATTGAGTTCTTGCGGAAGCCCAAGTTCTTTTCTTAACTCTTGGCACTTTTCTTGACTTTGTAACCGTATTTTTTAGCCCACTTCTTAGCTAGTTTAGGTTTGAATTTAAAAAGATAACGCCTTTGTTTCTTTGATTTAAAAGGCATTAGTATTATTGCCCACCATCCGCCCAATCCTTCAAAGAAGATTTCGCCAAATTTCGATTATAAAGTTTCTTAGACTTTACTTTTCTTTGATGAAAGTTAGGTAGGGATAGCAGTTTAGCCATCGGATTATTTTTTCTTTTTATCTTTTTTTTTATCTTTTTTTTTCTTTTTAGATGGTCGGCCTCTTTGTGAGCCATAAGTACCAGGTCCGGTAGGTGCCATATTTTCTCCTATTGATTGATTATGATTTTAAAAAAGTATGTGCAGCTTTCCATTGCTTTTCATCTTTTATTTCATGCACAACTCTTTTTCTTTCAGCTTTAATATCAGCTTTACCTTTTGATGTATAAGCCTTTTCCGCACTAATACGACCTTCTTCTTCTAAAAGATTTTGTGTTGGTGTGTTTCTAGCCATGTGTTTATCTCCATTGATAATAGCCAACGGTATTTTTAGTTAAGGATTCCTTCCTTCCGTTGGTCTTAAAGGAACAATGAATCCATCCTGAATTAATATCATTTTTGTCGTAATATTCAAGTATCAGTTGGTCGAAGTCAAAATTATTTTTAATGTGGGAAGCTACTTCTTGATTATCAGCACCTGGTATTTCAAAGTCTGCCGCTTCACCCTTGCAATGCTGACTGGTGCTTTTGCTGCCAATCAAAGCTGCCAGTTTTTCTGACCTGAAACCTGAAGTAATTTTAACAGGTAGTTCGTAATAATCCCTTAATGGCTGTAAAATATTTTTGCAAAGCTGTTTAAGATTTTCAATTTGTTCGGTATTGGGTTCGTTATTAATATTGTTTCTTAACGCAGTTTGGGATTGCGTCATTTCCTTTAGATTAAAGTTTGGGCTTAGGATCATAAATTCTTTTAATGTGGCATTTAAAGGAAACAATGATATAGTTTTTATTAACATAGTCCTTGCCCAATTCTTTAGTAATCTCATGAGCCATGCTATATCCAGCTAATCCACAATCATAATGGGTATCGTAAGATACTTTTTTGGGAATTTCGTAACATCCCCCCATTACAGAAGAACACATTTTTAAAATCAATATATATTTTAACATTATCTTTTATCATGGGTGTTCCGAAAGCATTTTA